AATGTACGCGCCAGGAGCCTGGCCGGAGGCGATCGGGCTGTTGGCCGGCGCCGCAGCCTCCAGGAACGACCGCGCCGCTTCCTCGGGACTCAGGCTGCTATCAATCGCATCCTGCACGACCTGATCACTGACACCCTCAGGCGCAAGTGCCCGAATCTGGGCAATCCGCTGCCTTTCGGCGGCGCGGACCTGATCCGGCGTCTCGGTGGTGGTGGTCGACGACTTCGCCGGCTCGGAACGCTGCGTGGGCTCGTTGTCCTGCGACTCGTCCTCCTTCGGCGCGGTGCCATCACCGCGAAGAGTAATCGCTTCTTCGCGCAGATCTTTGCGGCCAACAGCCTGGCCGTATGCCAGCCACGCCTGGCGTGTGGTGGCGCCTTCCGCGAGCATACCGTTGCTGACAAGAAACTTCCTGAGTGCATCATTCATGGCTTTTTCCTCGTGTTGTGGCCCGTGGCCGAAAAAAATAGTGTAGTCAGTCTCCGAAATCGCAGCCGTCGTTTTCGAACGCGGCAATTAACTCCCCTACCGGGATACCCAAAAACGCAGCCGCTCCCTCGATACGCTCGCGGGGCGGGCAATTGATTTCTCCGTTCTTGATTTGTCCGACAGTAGAAGACGAAATCCCACCGTCTCCGCCTTCTGTCATCGCCTCACCGAGGCCCTCCTCGACTTCCTCGACGGTCAACCCTTCTTCTTCTGCCATTGCATCAATAGCGCCGGCAAGCATACCGCCGCCGGCTTCACCTCTAATTGATCTCTGTTCGCATGATTGACACCGTGTCAGTTTACGTATCACTGATTCAGCGCTTCTCATTTGAGCCATGTCATCAGCTCCAAATAAAACATGCGAGGTTTCGCGTGGCACCCACCCAGACGCTACGCGAAGCAATCGGTCTCCAGCTTCAAACTTGCGGCCGTTCACCTCAACCGACTGCCCAGGCTCAGCAGTCCGAAAAATAGTCGGCCGATAGCCAATTGATACGCTGGGCGCATGGCCACCACGTGCTAGTCGCCAAGCCCGCTCCTCGATCGATCCTTCAGGACCAGAAACAAAGTGCAAGTCTCCAGCGACGACAACGGTTCCGCCCTCCCCCTCCTCCACGGTCATGTCGCGCACGCTACCGATCTGAGCATCGGTGCCAGCGAAACTCATATGGTCCTGAATGAATGGCATCTGTCGCGGGATAGTTGGACCAGGGTTTTCCATGAGTAGGATTTCGTCGATCACTTCGAATCGCTCGAGATCGAAAACCTGCACCATCTGCTCAGTTGCGATCGTCGCGCGAATCACACGGCGATCATCATCGGCTGTCTCCGGCAACAACGCCGCTTGGCGAATCGACAGGCCAGCCGCGGCCAGGCGATCAACGCCCTCCTGCCGGCGATCGGTGGTAGAGTCAGCTACTGAGTGCGGCACGGTGATCCTCCTCCTGCTGACGGCCCGCCATATACTCGGAGATTGCTTCGTCGGCCACCTCGCGACAGATCGCCTCGACGGCCTCCCTCGCCAATTCGCGAGACGCAGGGCCACTACTCTCCCCGTCTTGCGGCGGATCGGGCATATTCGCCCGTTCCATGATATTCGCGTCTTCCTCGAGCTGGCGGACGTGCTGCTCAAGGCTGCGGCCATGGAATGTTGCTACCTCGTCCCGTAATGTGCTAATCCGGTTTTCGAGCCGGAGCTGCGCCCCACGCGCCTCCTTAGCGGGATCGCTCGCAATATGAGTCGCACCGCCCCAAGTCCAAGCGATATCTATCGCGCCTGGACGCTCGCTCATCGCGCGGCCATCGGCGGACAGAAGGCCGCGCATGCGGGCCTCTTTTTCGAATCTACGGACCACTCGATTGAGCCGGCGACGCTCATACCACGCTCGAGTAAATTCGTTCGCACGGTCGTAGGACCTGGCGTCGAATCGGCTACTCGCGAAACTCATATCCGAGCTATCACCTCGAACGATGTTTTTCGGCATACCAACGGGGCGGCCAAAGTCGCCGTGCCGCTCCTTGCGATAATCCACGTATCGCGTCGGAGGATTCTTCGGCTCCATTTGCTTCGCTTCCCACCCCGCCGGGATGGCGGTCAGCATGCGGCGCTCGATCTCGGTGCAGCTTCCTGGAGCGAGCTCGATCGGCTCAATGCCAGAGTCGGCTTGCGACATGAGCATGATCGCATAGTCGGCTGCCTGCCGAGCCGCGTCGAGAATCTGATCGTCGTAGTCTCGCAAATCGGCGATCGCCTGGAGCACCGGCGCCAGCCACGGAATGCCGCGCCGCTGACCGGGTTCGCGCTGCTCAAAGAGATGCTCGATCTCGTCTGCGGATACTGGGTCGCGCCGGCCGGAAAGGTGGTAGGCCACGACCCGGCCGACCTCATCAACCTCCACGCCCATTGTGACTGTGTTTTTCGATTTCGTGAGCCCCATGATCCCCGCCTCGAGCATGCGCGGATGAACCGTATTGATCCGCAGCTCAACGCCGCTCTCACCTCCATTGCCACGATCGGTCACCCACTGCCATACCGACTCCCCTCCCATCCAGAGCATATCCATGTCTTGCGAGATCATATCTACGCCGGCGTTAACTTCAGCAATGTCCGGTTCCTCCCACCAATCACGAAATCTTTCCTGGAGATTGGCGGCATACCTGCGGACTGATTCTGGGGCATCGGGGTTTCGCGGACGAGCGCTCATCTGTGGGCCTCGCGAGCCAACGATATCGGTCTTGTGAGTCCGAACCATACCGGCCACAATCGCGTTGTTTTGCCGCTCATGAAATGAGCGGCCGCGCAACACCTTGAGCGCGCCAGATAGCCGGAGGTTGATATCGACATCTGAAGCGTCGGACCAATGCGCCTTGTTCAAGCGGTTGGTTGCTGAGCTTTCCCATTCGCGACGCTCCCCGCGAGCCGCACCAGCCATCTGACCTAGATGCAAGGGCGCCGCTCGGCCGGTCATGCCGGAAATGGGGTTGCCCCGGGAATCGAGAATCGAAGACATCAGCATGCCCCCGTTCGATTATAAGCCACCCGTGAACGGGTGATCCCGTTCGCGGCGGCGAGCTTCTGGCGCAGGCTCCGGGCACGGGCCTCGAGACTCGATCGGTTGCTCTCCCAGCTCACGTTCAAATCGCGAGCGCTCCCCTCAGGCGCCTTCGACAACTCATTCATCGCGAGCTCAATAGCCTCGAGCTCATCTGCGATATTCCCCGCTGCCCGCGCAGTCTTCGCGTCGTCGAGGTGTCCAGTGAAGATGGTGGCCGAAAAAAGTGCCATGGACGCATAGTAACCACCAATGCCATCCGGTCAATAGCTCGTTACAAAATCAATAACATCCGCTTCATTTGCCCTTGAAACGCCCAATTCCATCCTCAACAGAACTGAATGTGTGCCCGCACTCGCAGCGGTGGTACCTCAGTGGCCGACGGCTGCTCGTTACTGTACATGCAGCAGATCCGCACTTCGGGCAGCGCACCGACGGCCGCCATATCACACGGTCAGGATGTTCGGCCCCCTCCCTCGCCATAGCATTTTCCGGCGCCTCAGAGTCGAGATGCTCCATAGAATTTCGCTCGCGCCCGCACTGGCCACACCTCCTGCGTTCATGGGCCGTCTCGCGAAACTCCGTCTCCCCGAGCTTGCGCCACTGGACCACCTGGCGGCTTAACACGCTCCACCAGCAGCAGCCACACTTCGGGCATTCGTCGATCTGTCCGCTCACTTCTTCACTCCCATCAGAGACCCAAGATCAGCCGGGGCACTACCACCAGTGACTGCCTTCGCGCGACCACCGGCGCCAGCGCGGTGAATGTCAATCGCAGCGCGGCAGAGTGATGTCACGTCCAAGAAGTGATTGTGACGACTAATAGCCCGCCATATCCGCTGTTCACCAACAGACTCAACCAGTCTGACTTCCTCGCGCTCGGAAAGCCAATGCCGGGCGAGTGTACGATGATCCGCGTCAGAGCCTGCCTCGTAAGCCGCAATAGATCCATCATCTCCCACATCGATTTGCAATCCGGCATGAACGCGACTCTTCCAAAAATTCGCGTCCAATTCAACGCGAGTCTGACCACTCGTGTTAGGGCGGCGAGTCTCGTGCCACCCCGGTCCGACGCGCATAACGCCCTGACGTCTGCGACGCCGTTTATCATCCGTTGGTGGCCGATAAGTACGGTTGCGCTGGCCAACGCCATAACCGAGGGTGGGAACCCAGTCAGCGGTATCGTCGCACACGGACTGCACCGCACCGGTCTCATACTGTGAGTCTACCAGTGTCAGAGCCGGTCGATCACCGCCCCAGCCAACGCCTAAGACGTCCTCTCGTACTTCTATGAGTGCTGCGCTAATGGCATCGGCCGGTTCCTGCTCGCGACTCGCGACTTCCCAGGTGCCATAGTCGATGATCGGATACCAATCTCCAGCGCCCATGACCATCCAATGGAGGCGCCATTTCCCGACATCGATCGCCGCGACCAAAAAATCGATCTCAGACGGAACCTCTCCTCTGGCTGAGCCCGAGACCCGACGGGACAGAGCCTCGATATCAAAGTCACCCTCTCGCTCGCCTTCGATCGAGTAAGGAAGACCCCAGGTTTCATTGACAAGCACCCGGTCGGCCTCCTCGAGATTCTCGTCGTGTGCCGCGCGGTATTCCTCCTCGGCGATATAACCGGTGGTAATGAGCGAATTGTGCCAAGCTTCCCATCGTACGCTGAGCGTCGAGCGCAAATCGCCGCGATGATCAAGCACTTGATCCGCCAGCATCTTTTTCCGATCTGCCTCAGAAATTTCGCATCCATTCGCAGGGCACGCCCAACTCGCCACTTCCGCCGCTTCCTCGGGCGAGCTCGCCTCACGCCAACCCACCAGGTGCTCGCGCGTCGGCGCTACGGGCGCCCCGCAATGGATACACTCGCTCAACGGGACCGACTGAGATCCGTTCCGCCATCGCTGCCAAATCTCACCTTGCGGCGCAGTCGGAATCGAGTCGTAGTAAATCCGCGCACGATCGCCCCATGCGGCGCTGCGTTTCTCTAGCATTCGAATTTGAGCAGCCACCGATCCGGCATCGCCTGATCGAGTAAACCGGTCAACCTCGGTGATCAATACCACTCTAGCCGGAAATCCCATCGGGTCTCCACCGCCCCCCGACATGAATCTCATCACCGGGCCGTGGGCAAAGCGTATCGTCGAGCCGGGATTCCCTCCTCGGCTACCACGACCGTGTTCAGGAAGCAAATCAGCGAATCCACTTGCGCGTATGACCGGCAAAAAGTCACCCGACCATTTATCGGCAGCCATATTCATGTCGGGCAGCCCTACGATGATCGTCTCCTGCATTTCGAAGAGGTGATAACAGGCGGCGATCACGATCGAGAATGTTTTACTCGACTGGCTCGGGCCGGTCACAACCACGCGCCGCCAATCACCGCTGCTCATCTCCTCCACGACTATCCCAGAATGCCGCACCGCGTGAGGATTCCACAATTGGCCCTTGGCCGGACCGGTTGGCAATACTATTTCTTCGCGAGCGAAATCAAGCATCGACCTCACGCGCCGGCCGCGCGCAGGCCGAGAATCGAAACATGGATCCTCGAGCAACCATTCACTCGCCCGCCTCGGCCTCTCGTAGTTCGCGCCGGGCAGCCTCGAATGCTTGATCGACCCCGCGATCGAAAATTCTTTGTGCGTCGTCGCCGCATTCACGAGCTAGTTTCTCCGATGTTTGCGCAAGCGTCTGCTGCAATGCAGATTGAGATGCGCGAACGGATTTGATGGGGACCCACCGACCAAGCTCCCTCTCGTGTTTCCACCGCTCTCGAATGGCTCGCCACCTGGTGAGTTCTTCCGCCGCCTCTGCTTTGCCATTCGTCACCAACTCTTCGTCGTCGGCCCCTAGATCCTCCTCGACTTCCTCGACCACAGAGTGTCGAGCGATCTGCCAGGCCACCAGTTCCCGCGCGTCGTAGCTGCCGTCCTGATTTCTGGGGGCGTCGTCGAGGTGACGGAGAGTAGAGGGGCGAATTCCGAGCAGCCACGCGGCGGCTTTTTGAGTGAGCGCGCGCATCCGGTCGATCGTGTCTTGCGCGTTTGATCTGCTCACCTGAGATTATAAGCGGGGGAGGAGGAGGGGCTTATAGAAAAAACCGTTTTTATGTGCATTTTCTGCACCTTTGTGT